TATCACTTATGTCTTGGTCCTACTGAGCATACGCTATTTAATTTTGTTACCATGTAACGTTGAGTCTTTATAGATTAGATATGGAACCCTTTGTGGTTTGGACGAGTTCATTAAGCCAATTACACTGTTGGTCGCAGTGTTTGCGTCGAGGTCAAGTTATTTCAGAACCTAACTAAGATTTCATACCATGTTCATGCCATTTGGTTGGTATTGAGGCTCGAGCCTTGGGCTCTTTAATGTTTCTATTGAGAATGAATTCATACACAAATGAATCAGGGCTGACCAATGATGTTACTTTGAGCGCTTCGTCCAAGCTAGTTGATAAGCTTGTTAAGAGAGCCGAGAGAGAAAGACAACAGGTTTTGTTTTCCAAGCGGAGGTATGCCGAAGCTAGGAAGGCCATACCCAAGAGAACGCGCAAGTTTGCCGTTCAAGCCCAGCGGTACCATAAGCGAATGGTTGAGGCTGGTCTGAGGGTGCAGCAACAAGATGAACAGCAGGAAGAGGTCAAAGAGCAAGGTTTTGCTGATGTTGCTATTAAGATTGGCACTGTTGGGGTGTTAGCTGCCATAACAAAGGCAGCATGTGCTATAACAGACATGGCAGGTAATGCTAGGGATGAGCTAAAGGGTGTGACCAGTCGCGTCACGGGAATTTTGAAGAATTTCAAAGAGGTGGTAGAAAAGATGATCGGGTCTTTGTGGTTAATACCAATGGTTATCTTGTTAGTGTGGCTTGCCCAAAGGATTGATTCCCCTATTGTGCGCGATATTATTATGGCAGTGACAGGGGCGCTTGTGGGTTATAACATATGGACACACATAGCAGGTCTTGTACCCAAACAGACTCCAGTCGAGTTCCAAGCAAATTTCGATGATGACGTTCCACCGTTGGAGGAGGATCTTGTGGATGAATGGGGTAAACCAGTCGCCAGCGCTCAGTACCAATCAGGTATGGAGACGCAAGCGACTATTTTTGCAACATTATTATCTGTCATGTACTTACCTAAGGATGGTACGAAGTTGGTTCCAGAAATAATGAAACGCGTGTCGTTCTTACCACGCGCGACTGAAGGAATGGAAGTGTTCTTCAAATCGTGTGTTGGTATTGTTGAGACAATTATCAATGCTATTCTTGGCTTGTTTTCTAAGACTAGGGTGGATTTCGCGGACCACACCACGAGGACAGTCAAAGAATGGGTCAAAGAAGCAGAGGAGATACATCTTGAGATTTTGAAGACCATTAGCGGATCTCCTGATCAAGCTATCCTTGTCAAGGCACAAGAGAAGATTATTGATGGTTACAAGCTTAAAAGTATTATATCCGAGGAGAAACTTAAGCTTATTGTCCAGAGGGCGATCGACAAACTCGAGATAACAATGAGACCTTATGCAGGTGCAGTTGGTGCCATAAAAACTTTTAGGCAAGAACCTGAGTTCGCTTTGTTTTTGGGTGGCTCAAAGCAAGGAAAAACAACCTTGGTTACGAGAGTTGGTGTTATAACTCTAATGTTGGCAGGTTTGGTCACCGCAGAGGAAGCTTTGCACCATTTGTGGCAGAAAGGAGACACGAAATATTTTGAGAGTTACTTTGGACAGAAGTGTCTTGTCATGGACGATTGTTTCCAGGAGAAGGCAGTACCAGGCATGGAATCGAATGAATTCCTTCAATTGATACGTATGGTTGGCAATTGGTCTTGTCCTTTAAACATGGCGACGTTAGACATGAAGGGCAAGTTTTTCTTCCTGTCGGCTTTGATTCTTGGTACGACCAATGCTACTAGTATTGGTGCCACAGGAGCGGCCCAGGTCATACATTGCCCAGAAGCGGTCGTCAGACGTATACATCACCCTATACACATTGAGGCTACGGGTGATTATCTTAAGGATGGTGGTCTTGATTATGAGAAATTCGTAACCACCATTGATGAGAGAACTGTTGCTCTCCAGAATCGTGTGGTCAATGGCCAAACCATTACTCAGGCGGATGTCCTAGACATTGTTCCATGGGATGCGTGGTTGGCAAAGAGAGTGGATTTTGCGACAGGTCAGCATCTTGGAGGCCCTATGGATTTGAAGAGGTTCGTGGTTGAGTTAGCTCTTAAGCTTAAGACTAAGAAAGAGCAGCATACGGCGGCTACTGAGAACATTAAAGCATTTAGTGATTTATTAGCTAATGCTGAGCCCATGGATTTGAGTGCTTTTTTGAATCCCACCATATTGGAGGAAGACATACAGCCTCAAGGTTTTTTCGGCAGGGATGAGGCTCGTCTCGCTGAGGCCCACCGTTTGAAGAACATGGTTATCGGTAGGATTCAGGTGGTCACACCAGACGAAACCGATAGAGTGTTTTCTTTATCAGATTCCGAGTTAAATGATTATTTGCGAAGTGGAGCTTTCAAAGACATTGTTCCAGAAGGAATGGAACCGGAGCAAAGAGTCCAATGGGTCGTGGACTTAATAACAGATGTGGCGGAATTTAAGTATCTACAAGATCAGATTGATGCCGAAAGGGTCATCTTTGAAGATGTTGTAGGGTTTGCAAAGAAGTGGGCGTTGAATGTTGTGTCCTGTTTTAAGAAAGTGGGACAGGAGATTTTTGGTCTTTCTGCTGACATATGGCGCCAGTTCAGATTCAACATAGTGGACGGTACACTTTTGGCCGTTACGCTGACCTTTTTATTTATCAAAGCTTTGAAGCTTATAGGTGGGGTTTTGTTTGGTGTTGCTGGCTTTTTGGGTGGAGCCTTGGGTTTTAAGAAACAAGAGCCATCAAAGGAGCAGAGTAACATTAAGGATGTTTCCCAGAAGAAGGCAACAAAGTTACTTAGCCCTAAGTTTGGAATTGACGTCCAGGCAGGTTGGTCGGATGAGCATTGTGACTCGCGTCATAATATTGTGTATTCAAACTCGTACAAGATGTTCGTGGACACTGTTACAGGAACAGATTCTATGATAACTGTTCCTTTAGGACAGATGATATTTGTCTCGGGCCATGTGGCAGTGATGCCTTTTCATTTTCACACTTCAATTGCCGCAAAGTTAAGTTCTGGTGACATCGCAG